ATCCAGTCAAGTGAATGGGAATGGGCTAGATCTAAGTTTAGTAAGATACTAGAAAATAGTGGAACACTTGAAGATCTTAAAAATCTGGTTCAAGATCACCTCTCTTAATTTCTATCCTATTTGTAACTTTAGCAGCACCTTCACAGTTTAAACATAGAGTTTTGAAAGTGTTACTGTAGTCTAGCACTGTAAGTTGTTCTTGATACTTAGGAACGAATCCACAGGCTTCACATTTTACACGCTTCTTGTAACCTTCTCGAACCCAACGGGCTGTTTGACCTTTCTTCTGAACACGCATACAAGGATCACACATCGTCCTATAATAGATTTTATCAGGTGTCTTATAGTTAATTGCTCTTAGATTATGATTACATATCTTACATAGTTTTCTATCATTCATATCAATTTACCTTTAATTACCTTTATTTATAATCACTAATGCCTTTGCTGCGCCTTTTTGAGTATTGATAAACACCGTTTTCTCCTATAACAACTAAATATTACTGAAGTCTGTTATACAGGAGATCCAAGATGGCATTAAATTCACCAGGCGTAGAAGTTAAAGTAATTGACGAAAGCTTTTACGTACCAGCAGAACCAGGTACACGTCCACTTATCGTAGTAACCTCAAAAGAGAATAAGAACAATTCAAGCGGTACAGGAATCGCAGTAGGAACGCTAAAGGCTAATGCTGGCAAGCCTTATTTGCTAACTAGCCAACGTGATCTAGCTGACATCTTTGGTACTCCATTATTTTACACAGATTCAAGTCAGAATCCAATACACGGTGGTGAACTTAATGAGTATGGCCTCCAAACAGCTTATAGTTATTTAGGTGTCAGCAACTCAGCATATGTAGTAAGATCAGATCTCGATCTTGGACAGCTAGTTCCAACTGCAACAGCTCCAAGTTCAACACCAGCAGACGGCACATATTGGTTTGATACTAGAACTACAAATTTTGGAATCTTTGAATGGAATGGTGCTGCTCCAACAGCAAGTGGCGGACAGAAGTTTACAAATAAAGTTCCAAGAGTTATTACTGATGCAACACAAGTAGATCCTGTAAGTGGCGCTCCTCTTGGATCAGTTGGTAAGAGTGGCGACTATGCTGTAGTATCAGTTACATCTCTTAACAAGATGTACTATAAGAATAATGATTCAGAATGGGTAATGGTAGGCTCAGACGCATGGGCAACAAGTATCCCAACTATACGTGGTACTAAGGCTAGTCCTACAGGTATAGTACAGAATAATAGTTTTTTCATTAATACTATCGAAATAGTAGTAGGATCTACTCTTACTCTTGCTGCAATTGTAGCAAGGATACATAGTGGTACTAATGGAGCTAGTATTGTTCCAGGAGTTAGTGCTGCTATAGTTAATAATAAACTTGAACTATATTGCGATACTACTAAGGATAAGATTACAATAGCAGTAGGCACTACTGCTACAGATACAACTGCTTTAGTTGCTACAAGTGCTTCTGCTAGTGTTCTAGGAATTGCAACAGGCGATTACTACCGCCCATCGTTATCAATACAACCACATACAAGTATTCCACGTTATAAGGTATCGGATCCTAATCCTCGTCCAACTGGAAGCCTTTGGATCAAGACTACTAATGTAAATCTCGGAGCACATTGGAGAGTTAAGGTATGGCAAGATTCTATTAAGGATTGGCAGATTGTAGAAGCACCAGTTTATGCTAATAACCAGTCTGCTATATATGGATTGGATCGCACAGGTGGTGGAGCAAATATTGCCAGAGGATCACTATACGTACAGTTTAATGTTAATGAAGTTACTAAGCCATTAGCAACATTTACTCTATTCCGTCGTGAACTTCCAGATCCAACTACATTAACTTCTAGAGAAATTACTAATACTACATTTGTGGCTAATAGGATTTATGGAATTAAGATAGCAGAATCAAAACCAGGTTCAGCATCATTAGGCGTTGCAACTACTATAACATTCACAGCACACGCTTCAACATCAGATGCTTCTGATTTTGCTGCTGCAATTAATGCTTCAACAGTACTTGAAAATGTTATAGCTAGTGTAAACTCAAGAAACCAAGTTGTAATCGACCATCAGAAGGGCGGTGAGATACGTCTAAGTGGTATTCCATACGGTGGAGGCATCAGTGGAACAGCAGTTGACACTACCGCAAGAAATGTTCTCGGCGTAGCATCAAAAGTTAAAGTTGATGGAATTTATGTTGATTCAGAAGCTAAATTTAATATATACAAATCATCTGGATCAACAGCATATTCATCATGTGTAGCAATTATTAACGATCCTGCATATCCTGCAGATTTTGACAAGGAATATAAGATACTAGGAACAGTCCTAGGCGGCGGCGGCGCTACTACTGCTAATGATTTAACATTTACTACTGGTGATCCAACAGTACAGTTTGATTATCGTGCATACAATGTTAATACAAATACCGGAACACCAAACTTCTATGCTGCTCCAGAAGGTGAAATGACCTATGATTGTGTTGTATCAAATTGGAAACAACTAAAGGCTATATCAGCTGATAATGCTCCAACACAGACTCCATTAGATGGTAAGCTTTGGTATACCCCGGTACTTGACAATGTTGATATCATGATACATAATGGAAATGATTGGGTCGGATATTTAGATGCAACTTCACCATATTATGCTGCGTCTGCTGATTTTAAAACTGATCCAGCTGGACCACTTGTCACTGCAACGAAGCCAATCACACAGAGTGATGGAACACAACTACGTGGTGGTGATCTATGGCTTGATAGCGGCGACTTAGAAAACTATCCAGCACTATATAAGTGGGATGGATATAATCTAAAGTGGATACCAATTGATAACACAGACCAAACTACTGAAGATGGTATTCTATTTGCTGATGCTCGTTATAATACAAGCGGAGCTAATAGTGATAAGCCTGGCGCTATTGTTGATCTACTAACTAGTAATTTCGTAGATTTTGATACACCAGATCCAGATCTTTACCCACGTGGTATGCTACTATTCAACACACGTCGTAGTGGTAATAACGTAAAGAAGTTTGTACGTAATTACATCAACATTTATCAGGATAATATACGTGAAAATAACAGCAGCCAGTTAGATTATTATCCACATCGTTGGGTTAACGAAAGTGGTGTAGCAGAGGATGGACATGGTCTATTCGGACGCTTTGCTCAACGTAAGGTTGTTGTAAAGTATCTTAAGGCATTAGTTGATACTAATCAATTGCTACGTGATTCAGAAATACGCACATTTAATCTAATTGCTTGCCCAGGATATACTGAACTAATATCAAACATGGTTGGTTTAAATATTGACCGTAAGCAGACAGCATTTGTTGTTGGCGACACTCCATTCCGTTTACCAAGTGATGCAACTACAATAAACGATTGGGGTAAGAACGCAAGACTAGCAGTTGATAACGGCGAAAAAGGTCTAGTAACTTACGACGAATATCTAGGTGTATACTATCCAAGCGGATTTACTACAGATAACAATGGTAACAACATTGTTGTTCCAGCAAGTCATATGGTACTAAGAGCAATCGCACTAAGCGATGGTGTAAGTTATCCATGGTTTGCTCCAGCAGGTACACGTCGTGGCAAGATATCAAATGCCACATCAATTGGTTATGTTGATGCAAAGACACATGAGTGGCAGTCAATTGCACTTAACGAAGGACAGAGAGACACTCTTTATTCTGTAGGTATTAATCCAATAACATTCCTAACAGGAGCAGGTATTGTAATATACGGACAGAAGACAAGAGCCGCAAATGCAAGTTCACTAGATCGTGTAAATGTTGCTCGCCTAGTTGTTTACCTACGTGGTCAGCTTACTAAGCTTGCTAAGCCATATATCTTTGAACCAAACGACAAAGTTACTAGAGATGAACTAAAGTCAGCAGCAGAAAGCATTATGCTTGAGCTAGTTGGACAGCGTGGCATCTATGACTACCTAGTAGTATGCGATGACTCAAATAATACACCAAGTAGAATTGATCGTAATGAACTATACTTGGATATTGCTATCGAGCCAGTTAAGGCAGTTGAGTTTATTTACATTCCACTAAGATTGAAGAATACAGGAGAGATCGCTGGGCTTGGCAAGTAAGCCCAGTGATTATACGGAATAAATACATATAGAAATTAGGAGTCTAGAATGGCAATCTCAACATTAACAAAGTTTACTGTACCACTTGCTTCAAATCAGAGCAGTTCGACACAGTCACTACTAATGCCAAAGTTACAGTATCGCTTTAGGGTATCACTACAGAACTTTGGTATAAGCACACCAACTACAGAATTAACAAAGCAGGTTATGGACGTAACCCGTCCTAGCGTAACTTTTGATGAAATCACTTTAGATCTATATAACTCTAAAGTATATCTAGCTGGTAAGCCATCATGGGAAGCAATTACAATTAACTTACGTGAAGATGTTAATGGTAATGTACAGAAACTTGTTGGTGAACAACTACAAAAGCAGTTTGACTTCTTTGAACAGAGTTCAGCAGCAAGTGGTATTGATTATAAGTTTACTACTGTTATCGAAATACTTGACGGTGGTAACGGCGCTAATACTCCAAACGTATTAGAAACATTTGAACTATATGGGTGTTTCGTACAGAATGCAAACTACAATAGTTTAAGTTACGCTGAGAATTCACCAGTAACTATTGCCCTAAGCATACGATTTGATAATGCTATCCAGTCTCCACAGGGTGTTGGTATTGGTACAAACGTTGGACGTTCACTAGGTACACTAGCAGTAGGTTCTGGTACTTAATATAAATCAATTCTAGACTCTAATAAAAACGAGACCAGCGTAAAAACTGGTCTTTTTTTACGGATATAAATAATATTATGGCAAATAAGTTTCAAAGATTTTTAGGTGATATGGCTACAGGTTTCCTAGCTCCAAAAGGAAATATGGCTGATTATCAACATGCTGCTAGATTATATGTTGACGATACATTTAGATTAGCACCCAAACATAAATTCTTATTTTATGTTGTATTCAATATTAATCCAAATGCTTTAGATGATGTTGGATTTAAAGATAGACATAAGTTAGAATTAAACTATCTTGTTAAAAATGCTGATTTGCCTAAGTATACACTTAAGACAGAATCATTAAATCAATATAATCGAAAAACAACTGCTTATACTGGTATTCAGTATGAACCAGTTAGTTTAGCATTACATGACGACAATAATGGTATTTCAAATTTATTATGGGCATTATATTATGGTTACTATTTCGCAGATCGTGATAATGCGTCTGATCCTGATTCAGATATAAGTCCAGTTGCTTATGAAAGAAATGCTTATTATTCTAAAGAAAAAACACCATTCCGTTATGGTTTAGATAATGATTCAGATGAACCATTTTTTGATAGTGTACAAATAGTTACGCTGTCTAGACAACGATTCTTTAGTTACTTGCTCTGCAATCCTAAAATAACAAAATGGGATCATGATGCAGTTGATCAGTCAGACGGAACCGGCATACTTGAGAATAAAATGACACTAGCATATGATGCAGTGATTTATAATTCAGGAGTAGTAGCCGTAGACGAGCCAGCAGGATTTGCTGTATTACATTATGATCACATGCCAAGTCCGATTGCTGGAGAAATTGCATTAAGAAAAGGAATAGCCGGAATATTTGGTGACCTATTCTCATTAAACACATTAGGCGGCGGCGCCGGCGGCTTATTAGGAGGAATAATAGGCGGAGCATTAAAAGGCATTAGTCCATATACTAATACTGGAAATAGGATGCCCTACGGATACGGCCAACCAACATTTACTAATGGAGGTACACCATATCTTCCTTATTCTACTAGCGGGTTCCAGCAGTACGGATTTGGCGGAGGCTCTCAAATAGGATTAACTGGAGCATTAACTGTTGCTGGAATAGGATTAGCAGCTAATGCAGTAGGAAATGTAATTAGCGGAGTCGGATCACTATTCTCCTCATCGAGAGGATCAACTAGTCCTGAAAATTCATCAACATCAGTACAATCACCAGACGGCGGTGAGCCAGCCGCAAGTGATGCAGGAAATGTTCCAACACCTACAAGGAGACCATCTGATCTAGGTGCATCAGCGGGCGCAGGTAGAGGATCTGTTGTAGAGAAACCTGGAGAAAGAGAAGCAGCACAAAATGCAGAAAATCCAAAATCTCCTGATCAGCAGACATCTATTAGCGATTTTAACAAACTTGATTCCGATCCATCAACTGCCGAATCATCCCCAGGTAAGGGAACACCAGATCCAGCAAACAATATGGAATTAGACTATTCTAAGTATCCAGACACAGGAAAACCACCATTAATGGAACCATCAGCCGGCGAAGAACCATCTCCTCCTCAAGAAACTAATGATACACAAGAAATAATAGCTAGCAATCCTGGTGGAACAGGAAATGCAGAAACTGATGTCGGATCAGCAAATGGATAGGATTTATAATGACAACTAATTTACCACTAAACACAGCATCAACTGATAGTACTACTAGTACTAAAGATTTTTTTAACTCTTATTATACAACCGGGATATCGCTATCAGCAGATGAAATTGATGCTGCTGTTGGATTTTTTGAATCAAGAGGTTTTGAAATTAGTGCAGCAAATTCAATAGCAGCAACTCTTTTATCACAATCAAAGATAGAAAAAGTAAATGTATTCCAACTATTAGATACATTAAAAGGATTAAATGAATTACAATTAAGTAGAGTTGTATCAGAAGTATTAAATTCTAATAGAAAAAATATAAGCACATTAGGTTATCGAACAGATACACCTGCAAGTAATCAATATGAAGTTCGAAATGTATTGCCTTAATGGGAAAATTTGCTCAAGGAAGGTTTGATCCTAAAAATCCAGAAAAATATGTAGGAACTAGAACTCCTATATATCGTTCAAGTTGGGAATGGACTTTTATGAAAACTTGTGATGAAAATCCAAGCATACAACAGTGGGCAAGCGAGTCAATTAAGATACCTTATAGAGATCCCACCACAGGAAAGCAGACAGTATATGTTCCTGATTTTCTAATAGTCTATGTTGATAAAGATGGAAAGAAACACGCAGAGATAGTAGAGATTAAACCTGCTAATCAAACTGTACTTGAACAAGTCGGAAAAAACTTTGGTAGACAGATGCAATATGTTAAAAACATGGCCAAGTGGGAAGCAGCTAGAGCATATGCTAAACAGATGAATATAACCTTTCGTATTATAAACGAGAATGATTTGTTCCACCAAGGTAAGAAAAGATAATAAGTAGTTCATGAGCAATAAACTAGAAGAACTATTAAATCTTCCTGAACATAGAGAAGCCATGAAAGAAGTTGAAAAAGAAATTAAAGCAGCTTCTAAAGAACTAGTTAAACAGGAAGAGATTGAACATACTCTTAGAGAATTTGATAAAGTTAACTTAGCACTACCTACAGTCGAAGGTCTTGGCTTTGCTAGTGATAAAGAGTTTGATGAACTAGCAGAGAAAGCAACTAAAGCATATGAAGATCTTATGGATCTAGGTATGAATGTAGAAATCCGTTATAGCAGTAAGATATTTGAAACTGCGGCCGGAATGCTAAAGAACGCTATAGAAGCTAAAGCAGCTAAGATAGATAAGAAGCTCCGTATAGTTGATTTACAGTTAAAGAAACAGAAACTTGAATTTGATAAGAGTGGAAAAGGCAATGATGATAGTAACACACTAAATGTTACAGACTACGTTGTAACTGATCGCAACAGCCTAATTGAGAAACTAAAAAAGATAGATAA